CTTGCCATTCCAAGGATGCAAAAAAAGTTCGTGGGGAACTCTGGCTGGATACCAAAGATGGCTGGCTGAAAGGTGGCGAGAGTGGCCCGGTGATTGTTCCTGGGCAGCCGGAAAAAAGTCTATTTGTGGATGTTCTTTCCTACAAAGGTGCCATCCAGATGCCGCCCAAAGGTAAGCTGGCAGACAAAGATATTGCCATTCTTTCGGAATGGGTGAAACGCGGTGCGCACGACCCACGCAAGGGTGAATCCAAGGGGCCTGTAACCAGGAAGATCGATTTTGAAGCCGCCAAAAATTATTGGGCTTGGCAGCCGTTGAGAAATCCCTCTGTTCCCAAGGTTATGAATTCGACTTGGTGCAAGAACGATATGGATCGCTTTCTTATGCATCAGATGGAAGCCAAAGGCATTCAGCCCAACCCTACCGCCTTCGGGTCTACCGAATGCGTGCAGCACCAAGTCGCGGGAGGACGAAGTCGATCCTGAGCCGGTCCAGATGGTTTAAGCCTTGGACCACTGCCCCGCGTCTGCGTGTGGATTGAACCACACTATTAGAAAAAATCAAAGCGTTACTTTCTCAGGAAGTAAAATTAGAACAAATGATGATGGCTGACGGAGTTACTAAAATCGAAGCCGATTCTTTTGAAACAGGAAAAGAAGTTTTCGTTGTAACTGAAGACGAACAAAAGATAGCCGTTCCGGTTGGAGAATACGAATTAGAAGACGGACGCATTTTGGTTATCGTTGAAGAAGGAATCATCTCGGAAGTTAAAGAGGTAAAAGAAGAAGAAGAAATGCCTGAAGCACCTGCCGAAGAAGTACCTACTGAAGCTAAAGACCAAGAAATGAGCGAACCTGTATCATCTCCTAAGAAAACTATTGAATCAATAGTTAAAGAAACATTCTTTAGTGAAATGGAAAACTTGAAAAAAGAAAATGAAGCGTTAAAAGAAGAATTGGCTAAACTATCGAAAGTTGACGAAGTCGTAGAAGAAAAGACCGAACTTTCCGAAGAACCTACACCAATAGCATTTAACCCTGAAAACGAAGCTAAAACCGAGTTCACTAAAATCGGTAAAAAAGCACCAAAAGGAATAATGGATTCCATCTTAAATAAAATGTATAATTAATAAAAGAAAAATAAAATGCCAACAACAACTAACATTACAACTTCTTACGCTGGTCAATGGGCAGGTAAGTACGTTTCTGCTGCTCTTTTGAGCGCACCAACAATCGAAGGTGGCGGTGTTACCGTTATGCCTAACGTAAAGTACAAAGCAGTTATTCAACGATTGGATACGAACGCAATTTTAGCTGATGCTACTTGCGATTTTACTCCTACTTCTACCGTTGATTTAACTGAGCGAGTTCTTCAAGTAAAAGACCTTCAAGTAAACCTTACTTTTTGTAAATCTCAATTTCACTCAACTTGGCAATCAATCGAAATGGGTTATTCTTCTTTCGACACTTTGCCTAAATCTTTCGCAGATTACCTAATCGCTTACGCTGCTGAAAAAGTTGCTGCTGCTAACGAGGTATCTATTTGGCAAGGTTCTAACTCTAACTCAGGACAATTTGACGGACTTTACACAACTGCTTTGGCTGACCCTAACTTACCCGCTGCTCAATTAGTACCTTCAACTGCTATTACTCCAGCTAACGTAATCGGAGAATTACAAGCGGTTTACGATGCTATTCCTGCTGCACTTTACGGAAAGCCTGATTTAAAAATCTACGTATCACAAAACGTGGCTAAGGCTTACGTTGCTGCATTGGGTGGTTTCGCAGTTGCTGCTACTTCAAATTCAGGTGTTAACGCACAAGGTACAATGTGGTACAACAACGGAGCGTTGACTTTCAACGGGTTGCCTATCTTTATGGCTAACGGACTTCCAGTTGATTCAATGATGGTAGCGACTACATCTAACCTTTACTTCGGTTGTTCTTTGTTGAGCGACACGCAAGAAGTACGAGTGATTGATACTTCAGCTACTTTAGGAGATGATAACGTGCGTGTAGTTATGCGAATGGCTGCGGGTGCAACTTACGGAGTTATTGAAGACATCGTAATTTACGGATAATCAACCTAACCAAAATATAACGGGGTGGTGGATAAAACTGCCACCCTTTTTTTGTAAAACATTAAAAAAATAAAATAAAATGAGCTGCGATATTTCACACGGAAGACAAGAACCTTGTAAAGACGTAGTAGGTGGGTTAAGAAACATCTACTTCATTAACTACGGGGACTTTGACGGAACAACAGACGTTACTTACGATACTGCGGTAGGTTACGAAGACGTAATTACTGCGATTGGCGGTAACATCAACAACATTTATAAATATGAATTGAAAGGAACTAACTCGTTTGAAACAACTATCACTTCTTCTCGTGAGAATGGTACAACTTTCTTTGAGCAAGTTTTGTCTATTCAATTAAAGAAACAAGACCAAATTACACACAAGCAAATTAAGTTACTTTCTTACGGAAGACCTAACGTAGTTGTAGAAACTAACAACGGAGATTTCTTTATTGCGGGATTGGTTCGCGGTATGGATGTAACTGCGGGAACTATTTCAAATGGTACTGCGCTTGGTGATATGACAGGATATTCTTTGACTTTGACTGGGCAAGAGGCAGTTCCAGCGAACTGGTTAGATTGTAACACCGAAGCACAATTAGTTACTTTATTGGGTTCTCCTACGGTAGTTAATTCATAAGAACTTTGTTTC